AAGAGCTTGACGAGATCCTACAACAAGAAGCACAAGACCACCGAGACCACCTCGAAGAGATGGCCTACGAGGATTCACAAGAAGGGTACTAACAATGCCCTTCCTTGATTCCTATCAGGAGACAAGGCTAGACGAGATAGAGGAGCAACTCTTCCTAGAGTCTCCTCTAGCTCCTAACCTTCGACTCAAGGCTTACGAGCTTTTACTAATTGAACTTTATTCTTAAAGCTATGAAATTCACACTAGGTTATCTAACCTTTATGTCAGTAATTCTTTTACTACTTGGTACATGGGGAGCCCATCAAAGGGACGCTATGACAGACTACTCCACCATAAACTGGGAGTACACAAGACCATGAACCAAGAATACAACGGTTGGACTAACTACGAGACTTGGAACGCTTCACTTTGGTTGGATAATGATTATTTTTATTATTCAATCTTGATGATGCAATCGGTCAAAACTTATGAAGATTTTATCAAAAAGATTCAAAGTAATGTTTTTAACAATCTCGATGCAAATTGGGATTGGAGAAACAAAACAGGTGACGGCATATCTTGGAACGATCCAAAGATAAACGTTGCTGAAATCAACGAGAAAATTACCGAGATGAAGGCGTAAGCCTTCTCTCTTTTACTTTTACTGCTATGTTCAGAATTAAAATTGACACCGACAACCAGGCATTTGACCAGGAAGGCCAGGAAGTCGCCAGGATACTGAGAGGCCTGGCCGACCAGGTCGAACACCTGGACAAGCTCCAAGAGTGTCGGCTTCCTTTGAGAGATTTCAACGGAAACACCGTTGGCTACTGCAAGACCTGGAGTGACCAGGGCGACCAGGCAAAACGCCAGGTAAGCTCGCCTTATTCACCCTGGAAGGAGATCCAGGACGTGATCGACAACGCCAATGATTAATTAAACCTGGAGGCTTCGGCCTCCTTTTATTTCTAAACTTATGACAAACTCAAACGAAAGAGACTTTAAAAAAGTACTCGAAACACTAGACGCTAATGAAAAAGTCACGAACGAAAGGCTCCTCAAGCTGGTAGACGAGGTATTCATACCTCAAGCCCTATCGGTTAAACTCTTATACGAAAACCTGGGAGAATTGACCAAAGGCCTGGAACAAACGCACCAGGGGACTTTTGGATTATTCCAGGATACGGCGGCACTAATTCAAAAACTTGAAACGAGAATAAAAACTCTCGAAGAAAAAGTTGCACAATTAGAAAAATAACTGCTATACTATAGGAGAGGGAGTGATAAACCCTCTTCGTGGTAAACCTTGGGTAAGGTTTTTTGTGGTTGACGCAATTATGGGTAGAGATCTGGTTAATCTCTCCCATTTTTTTTTGCCTGGACACACCAGGACAAGACCAGGTAACTACCAGGTAAACTTTTAAGTCAGCAAAAATTGAATGGTTTTTTGCGATTTGCTCCCTTCAGAATCGCTTGTAAGGCTTACGTTCCAAAGGTTGAATGTCTTAGTACCCTCGAAATTGAATGTTTTTTAGGAGTCAGCAAAAATTGAATGCAAAAGTCAAGTAAAAATATTGAATGTCAAAAAATTGAACGCAATTTGCAGCTGGTGGCAAAATTGAATGTAAAATTGAATGCTCGATCTCTCCGCACTTCACCTCGATTTGTCAATGTATCATTTGTTACACCGTGGTAGTACACCTGTATTATACGAGTTAAGCTCTTCCAGATGCAAAAAATTGAATGTTTATTCCTTGCTTTCGATCTGAATATTTAGACTCGGTGGCATATTCACATTTACCGCTTCTTGACTCTCTCCATTTGCTCGACCTAACGAGTCTAAAATCATATGCGCAGTTTGCAACTGCCCTTTTTTCAAAGCTGCATTGAACAATCTTTGTCTCATACTATGCAAACGAGAAAGTATATCGACTCTATCTCGTTCTAAATCTTGCGAGTTCCATTTGGTTACAGTTTTCCAATCTGCCCATGCTGTTTTTTCGGAGATACTTTCTCTTTGTGCGTGCTGTAAAACTAACTGTCTTGTAGAAAGTCCGTCTAATTGTTTTGTATATAAACGTTGGCAACGTTGCTCAATATGACTTTTAGGATTACGTTTGCCATAAATATTTTTAATTGACTCCATACTATTTTTTGAAACCATTGCCAATAAAAAAGAGGTATTAAATTAATAATACCTCGTAAGTCGTGTTATGTGAAAAGAAATTAAGAGACTCTCTCCATTTGTGCAATAAATCTCTGTTCGTTGAAATCCCAAATTTCACCTAATTTCATATCTTCTAAAAGATAATCTTTAATTTGGTTAAGGATTGCATAACCTAGAGAATTTTCATGGTTGGGATGTTCACAAGATTGATAATCATAATTGTTAACTATCCCAACTAAATAACCGCTTTCTTTTTTATCTATCCAATTAACAACACAATTAGAAAGTCTATAAATATAAGAATCTCTGAACATATCAGTTGGATTAGAATACCTAGCATTTAGTGAGTTTTTATTTTCATTTAAAAGAGTATTAAAAACTAATTTGTATAGATCATTATTAGAATTTTTTAAAGATTTTTCAAAAAGTTCATCAATGTATCTCTGAAAATCTGCGTAAAGTCTAAGAGGATCTTGACAGTCAGTTCTACTTTTATAATAAGAATCTTTATAACGGATTCTCATAGCTCTTTTATAAGCTTGAGATTTGGAAGGATCATCCCAAGTTTTACCACTTTTAATAAACCAATAGGTAGATAGTGCGTTGAGAGTATCGTCTGAACATAGATAAGCTGACATAGCGAATAAAGTAAACTACTCCTATATTATAGCAGTTATTTCTTAGTATTTGCAATGATTTTAGAAAATTTTATTGAACTTCCTTTGGTTGATGCAAGATATAAAATATCAAATAATTTCATAAGTCTTATTTTTCTTTTAGTAGAATATTTTGAATGTTTAATAAATCCAAGCATAGTAGTTAATAAAAACCATTGATCACTGAATGAAAGCTTAATTTCATTTGGATTAGGTTGATCTTTTTCATTTTGTTGTCTCAACAATAAATCTTTAATTCTTCCCATAGTTGAATGTTTTTATCTATATATATGCTAGTATATTAGAGTAGTTAATGTCTAGTGCCTATGGTTAATTCAAGACGTTCCAATGAACTTCGATCACAAGATTTAGAAAGGTTGAAACGTCTTTTAGATTTAGGAATTTCTCCAAAAGGAGTTCGTGCATATGCTCAAAGTACATTTAATGTTTCAAGACAGCAAGCACATAGAGATACAGTCAAAGCAATGGCTGATCGTTCCAAAGATAAAAGGGTTAAACCTTGTTCTAAGGAAAAGCAAAAAATGATCGCAGCATCAATGAATCTGCTTTTTCAATGTATGCTCAAAGCTGAAATGAATAACGACCCAAGTTCGTTAGCTAGATTAAGCAAAGAGATACGAGAGCTATCAAAGCTCATTCCAGAATTTTCAGCTACACCAGATCCTGAATGGGACGAGGAAAATTACACTAGCTTTGAAAAATCTGTCTCATAAAACAATTATTTTTTTCTCATAAAATGCTATGACACAATCAAAACCAAAAAAAGTTAACCTCGAAAACGACCCATTTTATAAAGAAAAAAAAGAGTGGTCTAATAGATTTAGAAATTTATTAGGTAAAAGAATTGTTGGAGTTCGTTATTTAAC